CGAATGTCTTGATCATTGTGATGATTGGTTAAAGGGGCGGTTTCCCGCCCCGGTTGAAAGAAGCAGAAAGACTAACCTCTTGCCACGTCGTGGAACTTCTGGGTTTCAGCGTCGTAGTAGAGTTTGATGTACTCTCCGGCTGCGGTTGGTGACCATGCTGCGGAGATTTCAGAGAACTTGCCTGATTTGGCAATCTTGGTAGCGTTGGCAGCTGTACCGATTTCGATACGGTAGATGACACCTTCGCGTGCATTCGCGATGTCCGTCAGAGTTGTTGCCCCTGTGTTCGCCCCTGTGCGGAAAATTATTCCGTCCTTCGCATTGGCAGTAGTGGCACCAGCTGCGAGGTCAACTGCCGGCCAGTTCATGAAGATGATCTGATCTGCGTAGTCGGCAGCTTCGAGCTCTGCAAGGGTCTTGCGAGGAACTCCTGAGAAGGTTGCACCCGCGCCGTCCTTCCAGTATGAGAATGCCCATACAGACTCAAGGTCTCTCTGGAAGCCGACCTTGTATGCCTCGCCAGGAACATTCTCCAGCGGCTGGATGTTGCCAGGAATGGTAGCGAAGATGAATGGGAGGTTACCCATTGCCGGTACGAAGACGATAGGGTTCTCGTGGTTAGGCACTACGAACTCCACACCGGAGAAGTTGGCGAGCTGGCCGTAGTTTTCCTTGTACCAAGCCTTGAACCAAGGCATGTGCTTCGCATTCACATAGACTGCATATTCTGCCGGGTTCTTGACAACCTCTGAGAGGCGGTCCATGAATGCTGTGAGGACGTCACCGATGTTGTCTGCGGTATAGGTTGCAAGAGCTGCATCGCGGAAAGGAAGCACCTTGCGGTCGTCGAAGTATGAGAACAGGCGGTGAACGATACCTGTCGCACCGAAGTTAGACGGCATCTTCTTGCCTTCAACAGGCTCCACGCGGTGACCGAGTACCTGGCGCTCGATTCTCTCAGCGCTGAGCTTCTTGGCGATTTCGAGCACGAGCCACTCGATCATAGACCACTTGATAGGGTCTGAACCGGATGTGTTCAGGTAACCGAGGTATGATGTCTCGATCCACTTCATGCTCTTGAAGAGGTACTTGAACATCACGTCGTGAACCTGTGCCTTCTCAGGAACAAAGCTGATGTGTCCCTTGCTTACCTTCCCTTCCTGGTATGCCTGTGAGAGCTCCTCGAAGAGAACGTTGGTGAGGACATCACCGTCCTGAATATTGGAGCGCATAGGGAAGATGGCAGAGATGGATGGGAACGACGCGATGCGTGCGATGAGGGCATCCTGACGGCGCAGGAAGTAGCGTGTTCCGAGTTCCTCATCCTTGATGAGGTCGTAGTCCATTGTGCCTGCCTTTACCTGCTCAAGCATACCTGTGCTTGCGAGCATTGCGTAACGGCGTGCGAGGGATTCTGCGTAGTCTGCGAAAGCATCCTTGAAGGCTGCTTCGTCCTTTGATGTCGCTGCTGAAGGAATGGTTCCTGTCATTGCGATCTTGTTCCAGCGCTTGTCGGCTGCGAACATCTCGTGCTGCACGCCGAATGCGTGTGTTGCTGTGTGAGGTCCGCTGATGCGGATGGTCTCAGTCACTGTTGCCTCTGGCTGCTCAGGCTGTGCCTGATTTCCGAGGGTGTTGATGGTCTTCTTCATCTCGTCGATGGATGCTTTGATTGATGAAACGATGGTTGCGACATCGGCTCCTTCCGGTGTCTCGACATTGAGTGCGGAGGCAAGTTCCTTGAACGCCTCTGCCATAGCCTGGTTGTCGGCAGCTTCCTTCTGCTCCTTCTGCCAAGCTTCCAGATCGTCCTTGAATGACCCCTTTGTGGAGTCCTCATAGGCTTTGATGAGGGATGCCTGCTCTTCGGGAGAAAGCTCACCTGCGGCGAACTGGGGACCCAGTCCGAGGAGTGCAACTACGGCTTTCAGATTCTCGAGGAATTTCATTAGAGTTGGATTTTAAGGTTGTTAATGTCTATTGTTAGTTCGTCTGCCGGTGCCGGCATAAGATTCTGTAGCTCTGCTATGACTTCTTCCAGAGTGCTGCGTCCGTCGATAAGTCCCTCCGGCATGGCATTCATGGCGTAGTAGATCTTGCCTCTGAGAGCTTCGGAGTTCTCGGCTATTGAGCGGACACTGCACACGTCGTCGATGAACTGCTTTGCGAGAGGATCCAGACGGGTCTTGATGAACTCTTCTACCTTTCCGTCCAGAACGTCCTTGTATATCTTGTTCTTGAGGTCGGAATATGAAGAATAGAGCTCGACTTCCTTGACACCCCATTTCTTCATTGCCTCGCGATCATCGTAGAATGTGGACATCACTCCTATGGATCCGACGTTTGAGAATATGCTGGAAGCGTAGATCTTGTCAGCTGCACAGGCAATCCAGTAAGCTGCTGAAGCACCGCAGCTGTCGATGAGGGCGATACATGGTTTGGTGAGAGCCCTGACAGCCTCGAAAGCCTCGTGAACGAAGAATACTTCTCCGCCCGGAGAGTCTATGTGCAGCAGGTGGGCCCCGATGGCAGGGTTTGCCTCAGCTGCTTTAAGATCCTCGATGAAGTCCTCTGTGGAGAATCTCCACCAGCTGGAGTAATAGACCGGTCCGAAGATGGGATGATATGCGATGGATCCTTCCTGAACTTTCTCGGATCTCGGGTACACCAGGACTCCTTCATCGGTGAGACCTTTGAAGGCATCATGATACTTCTGATCTTCCTTGAGGAAGTCAGAATGGGAGCCGAGAAGTGCGGAATCTGTGATGGAAAGTATCTGATTGTTGCGGATTTCCTTGTCCATTTCAATTGGTTTTCCGCAAATCTACACAGGGGCGTGCGGAATGGAAAGGACATGAAAAAAGGCAACCTCACGGCTGCCCTTCCTTTGTGTTAAAAGTTCTATTTATATTGCCGGAGCATACTCCGGTAATTCTGCAAGTTCGCGCCCGATGGCTCTCATCAAGGCGAGGATCTCGTTCATGCGTTTTTCTGACGGCTTCTTTGCGCCACTGATATACTGAGCAAACAGGCTCTGTGAAATGCCGAGTTTCCTTGCAATAGCAGAAGCATTAAGTTCCGGATGATCCATGAATAATCGGTATAGCACCGACTCGTTCTTTTTCTCAAGGAATCCATCGAAACTCAGGTCTTCATCAAGTTCCGGCCAGGAGATACCGAACGCATCTGAAGTATAGTTCTGAAGCTGTTCCGGTGTTGCCTCTTTCAGGCGAGGATAGTCCGAGAAGCGTTCGCACGCCTCTTTCCCATCGACAGTCCGGATCCATATCGCAGACTCCGTTATCCATATCTTTTCTACCTGTACCATATCACTTGTTGTTATTGAAATACTTATTCCAGTGTTCGGCAATAACCTCCTTGTTTTCCTCGATTATCGACTCTATCAGTTTCACTTCAGCAGGTTTCATGCCGTAGTTCTCTACCATTTCCACCGGATCGATGGTGAACTTGGCTGCTGCTCCTCCCTTCTTTACATGTATGTGTATGGGAAGGTGTTCGTTGGAGTAGAACATGAAATGAAAACCGAAGAGTATGAATATCGTTGGCATATTGTCGTTGTTTATACGACAAATATAGGTAATAATTTTATTACCTGCAAGTTTTATGATACTCGCTGTCTCAGATGATCCTGCAGGTCGGGCTGGGAGTCGAGACGGGCGAACAGGTTGCGGTAGAGGTTGTGGAAAAAGAAAAGCCCGGCCATCTATAGGCAGGGCAATCCTACTATTTCTGATTAGTTTAAGACAAAGTCGCAATGCTCAATCAGTGGTTTCTTTACCTTGTGCCCCATTGAATAGAGATATACTTGTAAGCCTTCTTTTCTTACAAATTTTATTGGAGAGATGAAATCTGAATCACCTGCGATTAGGACGATTTTGTCAACGATATGTTTTGTGGCCATTGACGCCATGTCAAGACCTACCTTCATGTCAACCCCTTTTTGCTTGAAGTCCGGTTTGTATTTTTGGGGATTATGCAGATCCTGCTTCCACCCGTCAAAAGACAATTCTCCGAGTCTTACGGCGAATTTGTCCTGCTTGGCAAGGTCGCTGAGGAACTTGCATTTCTTTTTGTATTTTGAAAGTGAAGAAAAGTCGATGCTTGATTTCTTGGTGTGGTCGGGAACTGTTTCTCCAAAGGGCTTGCAGTCATAATAGAACACTCGGAACAGGATGTCTTTGGTATCACCGTTGGTCTTCGTGATGACTTTGTTCATGGCGTCATTGACTATAGCCACGACATCGGCTGCTGTAGCGTTTCTGTTGTTTGCCTCAAGGAACTTCCTCTCAAAGAATCCTCCGTCAATAAGGATGTTAACTTTAGTTGTCATATTATGTGTGTTTATGCAAAGAAGCCATCCGGAGATGACTTCTTTGGCCAGCCTACTGGCATCGGATAAATTGTACCCACCTATGGGTGTCGGATTATGTCCGCAAAAATACGAAAATATTTTCTTTTTGCAACACATCTGTAATTATTTGCATTACTGTATGTGCAAAAATCGTGTCAAATTACCGCAGGGCTGATGGTCTCGAAGGTGGATTCGGCGACGAAGACCCCGACGTTGGGAGTGACTGTGATCAGGGGAACTTCGGTGGGTGAGCCGATGATGATCAGGGAGCCGTCGGTTCTGAAGACTCCGATGTAGGCGCGGCGTCCGTTCCATTCCATGATGCTGCTGTCAGGAGTCACACCTCTGAAGGTCTGCGACCAGGAGGTGCCGGCATCGCTCTTTTCGGGCTGCTGGTCGAAGATCACCTTGGAGTTGCACTGGAACCGGGGCGAAGAATGGGGTTTGTAGATTTCGGATCCGAGCAGAAGATCATCTTTGATCAGGTCGGGTTCGATGAGGCAGAAATGTGTAGAAATATCGTTCATTTTTTGAGACGTTAAGGAGTATATATTTTTCTGAAAATCAGCGATTTTCGTGAGACTTCAAGGATTACAGATTTTCTCTTTCGACAGGGAAGTTTCCGCCCCTGCCGCACCTCTTCCTGTAACGGAACCAGTCCTTCCGCAGTGCTGCATATGTGATATCGTCCATGCAGATGTTGTGATCCGAGCAGAACTCAAGTATGGCCTCCTTGATCTGAAGCTCCGGGTTGTTGCTCAAGGCTCCAGCCATGTAGGAGCGGAAGGTCAGTTTGAAGGATCTGGAAAGGTAGTCGGCAATGGCCTTCTGTCCTTCCTCTGTCAGATAGTTGCGGAACAGGGTGTTTATCTCCAGCACTTTGTCCTTGGGGATACTGAAACTCTTTGTCCTCCTGCTCTTGAGAAGGGAGATTCTGATGAAGTCGTCCTGCGGCTTGAGAGGCACGGGAACATAGCCGGCCGGCACAAGATCCAGGTGCATCTTGACCAGTCCCCAAAGGAGAGAACGCTTGTCCGGTACCACTATGTCGGAGCCGTCGTTGATGCTCAGGATGTATTCCCTGAGAGCCCGGCTCACCTTGACCTGTACGGTCTGCATGTCGTCGTTTTTACCCATAGTTGCAAAGGTATTCATTAAAATGTCGTTTTCTGGGACTGCTTGGATTATGCTAAGTTACTGAAAATCTGTGATTTGGGCAAGGTTTCAATTTGAAAGTTATGCCGATTTTCTGTGCCCTCCTCCTCCCCTGATCCGGGCTCAAGACAGAACTCTCAAGAACCCTGACTACCTAAAAAATCCCAAAATTTTTGTACTTTTTGTACTGAGGGGGTTAACGTGTTGATATATAGGTGCTTAAGTTGCACAAACGGTCTGAACTGATGTGTGCGGAGGTAAACTGTGCTGAAGTGTGCTGAAAGAGTGCTGAAAGTGTGCTGACAAAACGTGCCCTTACTTGAAGTGATTTTCTGCTACAATCTATATTGACCGTCAGAATGTTACATGTTCTTACCTAAATTCTCGTGAGACACGTAACGTGTTCATCAGTACAAAAGTACACTTTTTTCGGGATTTTTATACAGGTATTTCTTTTCAAGGTATATATAAAAAGAAGAATAATTATATAAGAGACTGACACTCAATTTCTTGACCTTTATGACAGTTCTCCGAGTTCTTTTCATTGCGGTAGCGGAATAGGGGGTCACGGGGGAAAGCAGCACTAAAATCGAGGTGTGCAGCACACTTTTTCAGGGCAAAAAAGAGTGCTGAAAAGTGTACTTTTCTGTACTGAACTTTGAACTGACCTCCGGATTTGCCCAGATTTGGGGTCAGAATCGGCGGAAATTTGAGGATTTTTACCCTGATGAGGGTCAGTCAGTCCGGATAGCAGAAACGCCCGGATTCGGGCGGAATCAGGGCGTTTGCTTACAGATTGTAAGTTATACGAAAAAGGGCAACCCCAAAGGGCTGCCCTGCATTATCTCCATTCGTTAGGTCTCTGTATTTTGAAACCATTGGGTAGTGCAATTTCTTTTTGTAAAAGTGAGTTTGCAAATACAGATTTGGCTCCATCAAGATTTTTAGTATTGTCGGCAATATTGGAAAGATTGAATGAGTGTCTTCCAGGAGGAAAATAGACATAAACTTTCTGAAGGGGGTTGAATGTCTTGATCATCTCTACTGGTGGTATCAGATCACTATCTGCAGATACCACGATGGCGACATCGCATTTTTTGTTAAAAGCATCAGAGAGAATTCGAGTTGCGATTCGGACATCTGTTTCTTTTTCCTCAAATGAATGGATGATTCTGTTGCAGTATTTGCATTTGATGTCCTTCTTGAGATATTTGCCCAATATAAGCCGGAACTTTGGATTTAGTTTGTTTGCTGTAAATAACCTGTCTTGTCTGTCGTTTTTGCCGGGGTCTGTTGGTCTCGCGGAAAAATAATTGACCTCTACCAATTCTTGATATGACTTCAAAAAAGAGTTGAAGAACTTGACAAAATCAAGCCAATAAAAAGATTTCCATTTCTTAGACTTCAATCCATAATAGAAATTGAAACCATCAACATATACGATTACTTTTTGTTTATCCATAATATTTAATGAAAATGCCCCATCTTCAATTGATGGGGCTGCCTTAGCATTTCTCATCTAAGGGGGGTTATTTTTCGCAAAAGTACGAAAATATTTTCTTTTTGCAATACTCTTGCAAGTTTTTGCGATAGTGAGATATACAAAAATCGTGTCAGAAACATACTCATATGAATTTCCGAACTATCCGGACGGCTATATATAGAAGAGCGGCGCAGAGGGCGACGAAGGTGCCGAGACCGAGTGCCTGGAGCAGCTTCTGCCAGCGGGTCAGTTCCCGTTCGACTTCCACTGTGACTGTCTGCTGCTTCATCAGGAAGTTGTCAGTCTGAAGGATCTTCTCCGGGAGCTTCAGGTTGATCGGCCGGAGCTGCTCGCTACGGTTCCGGAGGGAGTGGTGCAGTCTGCCTCCGGAGACGAAGGCCTCTGACTCTGCCAGGCTTGTCCGGAGGAAAGATGTGTCGGTGTCCAGGAGTACCGTATTGTCGGACTCGGCCGGCACAGGAACATGGATGACTGTGTCTCGATAGACGATGCGGTCAGTGATCACAGTCCGGACGGAGTCTTTCTGGGAGGTGAGGACTCCGCGCGGAGTGCTGCAGGAAGCGAAACACAGGAGCAGATACACTAACAGGAGTACTCCGAGAAACGCCAGGAAGGTGTCAGAGGCATGTCTTTTTCTATCATTCATGTGCTTCTTCCTTTTTGTCTTCGATACATTCCTCGATCTCCGGGTGGTTGGTGACTCTGCCGAAAAACTTCCATACATTGAAAGTCTTCTTGATTCCCTTGTATTCGAAGTAGTTGTTGAATATGCTGGTGAGCTCGATAGCATAGACCACTACCAGCATGACACAGGCAAGGAGAGGAATGTGGAATTTCTCTCCGAATGTGCGCCCGATCATCCCGGCCAATGTGATCCAGCATATATAATCCACCAGTTTGTTGATGGCCCGTCGCCACTTTCTGGAAGGTCGGATCACCTCGCCTCTCTTCCGGGCTGCCAGGATTCCGAACCTGGAGTCAACGATGATGAGTATCAGCGCCAGCATCAGGAAAGGCAGCAACCCTGAATAGAAGCTGACGAAAGGGGAGAGAATGGCTGCTGTGGCACCTCCTATTACATTCCTGTCTTGCATGATTTTTTGTGTATGCACTTTCTCATTGTTTATATGATGTATTGAGAACCGACGTCTCACTGGTCAAAACTAAATCATTCAAATAACTTCGCCTGCATTGTCGCGATGATACTCTGCAGCTCTGCAATCTCCAGCTCATGCTCCCTAATCATATCCACCGCATTGAACTGATAAATGATGTCAGCTGCTATCGGTGCGGAAGGTTGCTCGGTCAGCATCAGCTCAGTACCGAAGTCCGCCACGCGATAGTCAAAATTGAACGGCTCATTGTATTCGATGATTGTCGGCTCTGCAAGTTGGTAGTAGAGAAGGACTCCTGCCATAGCTGCCTTAAATGAGGCTGCATCGGTGTAGGATGTGTCACGCACTGCAAGAGTGTTCGGTGAGTGGGCTAAAGAGTTAAATACAAAAACCTTATTATCTGATGTTGCAAGATGCCCAAATTCAATCATTTCTGAGTATAATGCTAGAATAGATCCACCGAGTGAACCATACATGGAACGTATTGCACCTTTTGTAACATCCTGCGTTGTGAATGTAGGAACTCCGTTGAATGTGTCATCATACCAACTCAGACTACCCAAGTCCACCACTCCTGTACCCTTGACAACATACCCCTTGCCATTCCTGTTGTACACCATATCCCACTTCTGCATACCGTTAGGAAAATGCTCCTTGATACGCTCATCGAAAATGAGCTTGTCCTCCCAATAAGGCTGGTACCCCGCATCGGTATCCTGCTTCCAACCGGAGTGAACGAGTGTGAGCATAATATTGGAGAAGGTTAGTCTCTGCGTTATATCTTCATTATCGCGAAGGCATAGGCATATATATTCGCAGTTATATGGAGTTCTAGCCTCATTAGTCTGCGACACATGGCTAATAAGCACTCTATTTGCGTCATAAAATGCGACATCAATTCTACCGTTCGTTTCAGCCGACCAATGATATAGTTCATTTGGCAACGCATTAACAAAAAGAGCAATACCGTAACCTCCAGAGTCAGTGTCAAATACATACTTCCCGTTCCCCACCTCTACGTTATTGATGTTATTTGCATCCACATATCCATCTGCGGTTATGCCAATGAACGCATCATTCGTATTAAGTTCGACCAGTGGTGTTCCTGGGAATCCGTTTGTCGTGATTGTGGTATTCCTTTCTTCAATGGCATTATCACCCACCGACTTAATGCCCTCGGCAGTCATGTGGATAACCTCACCCTCGTTGTAGGCATATTCATCAGCCACGATTGGCTTGCGTGCATAGTATTCTTCTATGGTTGTCGGCTCGTTGCCTGCTCCAAATTCCCTTGTTAGGTCGATTATTCGAAGATTGCGAAGGGTGATGTTACCGGTAGAGTCCTCTGCTGTATATATGGAGAAGTAATCCTTATATGCGTTCTCCTCATTAATCTCAACAGTCTTGAACCATGCGATTGAGGATACATAGAAGTTGAATGAGTTTTCACCCCCCAACTCTAAGTACAAGAGCTGAGATGCATTATCATTCGCATAATCCAATAAGATAAGAACCTTGTGCCCCCTGTATTTGGACAAGCCAATGTCGAATCGGTACGGATCATAAGCGGGCAGATTCGATATTGTAACGCCATTATTCAAGTATGTGACTTCACCTTCATACGGCTTTTCTTCGGCATCTTGAAAAGGTTTTGCCAATTGATTCCACACCACCGAATTGCCCTTCAATCTCTTGATTCTCGCTGCACCATCCTTGATGCTCTTGCCACCACTCGCGCGGAAGGAGAACTCCGCAGGAGTGCTCTCGCCTCTGCCGACCAAGTCATCTGCGAAGCCGACTGACATGTTTGGGAAGCGCCCCTCAAGCGCAAGACGCGTGATGTCTAAAGATTCAGCCACGGATTGACCTGTGTCCTGACCATTGATCCACCAATTCCCATTCGGACCTATTTCAGGTACAATGATGTGAACTCCCATTGTGGCAAGGTCAGTTGATATTTCTGTTTCGGATATTGATAAACCCGCCTCATCTGTCCCCCTCTCCTTGCAGGAACAATCTACAAGCGCAAATGCATCACATTTGTCAAAGGAAATCATCCCGTTTTTTCCGTCATTTTCGATCAGAGTCAATGTATATGGACCTAATAGTCTCTGGTCCTTGCCAAGGAAATTCCATTTAAGGATGTTGCCGTCTATGACCAAGTCTTCTTTCACCGAAAATGAGTATCCCGGAGCGGATACCTTCAATGTGATATCTTTTCCTGTGAGATTATACGGTTCGCCATTACTGGTTAGATGCCAGATAATTACCCGGTCTGTGCCAATTCTTAATCTTCTCATTTCTATTCGTATAGATATTTATATTCAAAAGTTATTGAATGGAGACTGTCATGAGAGTTGTATGAGAGATTACACGAGACTATGACAATACGTTTCCACGCGCCTTCGACCAAGTGCCATATATGTCTGGATGTAAGTAGCTTGCCCAGAGCCTTAATTGTGGCTGAGGTAAGAAATCCGCTGTTCTGCTTCCATTTGTCCGTTCTGTCGGAAGATGTCGTGATTTTTGAACCTGACAAGACTCCGGTTTCAAATTCAAATTCTGGCAAGAACTCAAGCTTGCCATCCATCGGGATATTATCAAATCCTCCGTATTCGTTTGCAAACAGATATTGTTCAAATTTACCCGGTGACGGCTTAAGAGTCGGACCATATAGGGTTTTGTCTCCGAGCGTAATGGTTGGGCGAAGGGGCTTCGATGAGTCCGGAATATTTAGAAACAACGTATATGGCTCAGATGTCTTTGGAAATGATCCACGCATCAGCGTTTTTCCGTCTGTAGATAATTTCCAGGTTGCCTCTGATTCTCCGAACCCGATGGTGGTCAGAGGAAGTATATAGTCTTCCGGAACTCTCAAATAATCAATATCGGACAGAATATCTAAAGCACGTCTGTCAAAGCCATATAACGTGAAATTGTAAGTTTCGCTCTCAGCAGGAATCAGGCCGCCCACTGCCTCACTAGTGATACTGCAAGTTTTTTTGTAGCTAGAATGAATGACAGCCTCCTCAGAGGGCTCTGCCGGCATCAGAAGTGCGGCAAAGACATCCCGGAAATCCACTGTGATCTCTTGTCCGAGCCACCCGACATACTGCTCAGACAAAAGAACCTCATTTCCGCACGCTATGGTTACCTTGTACTTAGTAGTTGTTGGGGAACCTTCCCTATAGACGATGTCAATGCACTTGATGTCTGTAAGGAAGAGAATATTGCCAAACGTGTTTATTTCCGATAGTTTCATGTCGCAAAGATGCAGCATATCGGCAGGTTTTCAAAGGACACATTTTCAGTCCTTGAACACGGCGACAAATCGTTCTAGCCAGAACTCGAAAATAGAATTTGGCCCGGTAGGATAGGCTCCGGATCGTGGCCTTGCGCCAAAATTTCTTCCTATAAAGGTCAGTCTTTCGTTTGCCGCATCTTCTTCGTAATATTCTTCGACATTGTTATGTACATAACTGCCAGCACTGAGCATGGTGTCAGGGCGCTCGTTGACGATCTTCCACCTGAGACACTCCGGAGCAAACGTGTCCTTGTCATTTATATCATGTAGGTGTGGAGGAATGACTGTTAGGACAGATTCACCGGTTTTGATGCCTTTAGCGCTGACAATCAAGGATAATGATTTTAAGATGACGCTCTGGTATCGATATGTTTTTCTCTTGGAAAAATCAACGTTTGTCAGCTGAGCTATCGGTAGCTGGATGTTTACCTTAACATCTGGCGCGCATGCTCGTAGCATCTGATTGTATCTGCGCCAGAAGAGGTGATAGATTCCATCCGGTGTCAGCATTGTCGGGGTATAATCCGGACCTGGAGAATATTGAGAATATCCATAATAACGTATGCCATCATTAGTGTACTGAGGCCTTTGCAGACAGATCATGATGGGTTGCTCAGTCTCTTTTTCGGTAGTCCCATCCAAGGATGTATGGGCATGTATAGCATCTCCTATATATAGGTAACTCTTTGAGCCTCTGATGACGGTCGGGCAATATCTGTCGTCCGTCTTGAGTTCGACAGGCTCAAACTCTCCTGCTCGTGAATACTTGAAAGCCATAGACCCAAACGGACGGACCCACTCCGGGTCTAGATATGATAATTGGTCCTTCGGCGTCTTTCTTACGCATCGTGCAAATTGTCCTGAATCCAGAAAGGCTGTACGAGGTTCGGTATAGCTTTGTGGCCCCACTATTTCAGACTGAGCACCCAATGCGCTGTCGATGTTTGCATACACATACACGCAATTACCGTATGTTTTCATGTAGTCTTCTATGGAAACATCTTCCGGTGGTGCAGCCCCATCAAGACTTTTGTCACAATCTATTACCAGTCCTTTGGCAGCGGGCAACTCTATCTGTTCTGAATCGAGATCGGAAAATGGCGACAAATCCATGTCTTCAGCACCATCATCTCCCTCAATCAGGTGGCTTAGCAAGCATATTCTTACCTGCTTTTTATCGAGGCAGACATAAGCACCGAATTTATCTTTAAGCCAAATAATCAGTTCTCCCACTGTAATGCTTGGAACAAGATCGGAGTAATTAAGCTTTTCGCCAACGCATGAGTCAACGCAATTATTCAAAACGACGATGTCTTTGAGGATATCTTCTTTAAAAACATTCTCCACCACATCGTATCCCCCTAACGTAAACGTGAGCTCAAGCATGCGCCATAGGAGAATAAATGGAGTCACACCATAGGCATACGGCACGGTAACACTGTTTCCGGAGTCGCCGGTAAGAGTCCTCCTGCCGGCATCAAGCCCGTCGTCAGCAGCATTGATTGGATTGACCATTTCAAAGCCGAAATCATCCTTTGTTACTAGAACCGGGAAGGCTACCAATCCCGGATGATCTACTTCGTATTCATCCAGCATTTTTCCAAAATGCGCCCTCCAGACAGAGTCTAGAGTGGAACGAACTTCTGCCGTATTGCCGCCTAAGGCGGCGGTTTTCTTGCTGAATAGATCCTTAAGCTTCTTATCTTGCAGCTCCGAAAACATGACGCTTTCGCGAGTTATAAATGTACATGATATGTCTCCAGTGGAGCTGACACCGCCCACCAACAGTGAGCCGTCAAGACTGAGCGGGCCATGTGACAGGATTGCAGGGAAACGTGTAATCTTTGTGTGGGTTGCACCTAATCTTGACGGAAAATCTAACAGGGCCAAGTTTTCCGCACATGCCGGAATTTCCACAGGAATGCTTGATGCACCTTCGTCCGAAAAGAACGGATGATTGAATGTCAGTTCAAATTTGAACTCTTCCGGAAGTATAAGTTCTCCATTCTGTAGGGTCAGTTTCATTTGCGTCGGAGTGATGTAAGAGATTTGTATTTGTTCATAATCTCCTGCTTGGCGTTCAGGTCAGAAAGGACGACATACGCCGGTACAGGATTTTCGTTGCTGGACTTGATTGCTCCGAGGATCTGCAAAAGCAGGTCTTCTGTCTGCCGAGTTCCCCCGACAAAGCCAGTGTAGCCACCTTCTGCGAAGCCGGGGAGCGCATTGGCTGATGTGCGCCTCCGGCGCCGGCTTTCTATTGTGGCCACCATGGAGGCGACATACGGATCGCGGAGCTCCGGCTGCGGTACTACGTATTCTCCTCGATGAACGACACCGGCCACTTCCAGACGTCCGCCGTCTCCGGTGTAACCTCCTTCGGAAAACCCGTTGACAGTCCGGACAGCTGTCGTGCCTCCTCCAGAGGAATCTCCTCCCGGTGCGGCGTTCTTGATGGCGTTACGCTGGGCAACTATGGTGGCAATCTGTGCTGCGGTAGTGGCTCCGATGAGCGCCATGATCACTCCGGCAAGGATCGGGTTGCCCTTGGCAGCATTCCATGCCTGTATCATGGCCAGAGCACCCGCAGCTGTCGCTTGAGCAATCTGAACACCCATGTCGATATCTGCATACTTCTTCTGCAGATCGAGCTTCTTTGCCTCGTATTCAGCCTCGATCTGTTGGCGTTTTTCGGCATTGTCTCCAGCTGCAGCAAGTTCTGCCTGCATCTGGGCATCGAGCGATGCCATCTCCGCATCCTTGGCTGCGCTGACTGCCTGCGACACTCCATCTATGACCATCATGGCCTTATCAAGGGCATCGGTCCATCCCTGCGTCTGAATCTCCC